ACTTCAAAAAAAAAAATAAATAATAGTATTCTGGAGGAGTTGCTTGATAGGGATTGAAGTAGGGATTGAAGTAATGTATTTGGGAGACAATGTGGTTAGCGAAAAAAAGTATACATGTGGGACGTATACCGGTGGAATATGGGGGGAATATGGGGGGAGACCGTGGGGACTGGGAGATATGGCTTAGTGACTTTAGAAATGGGAAAGCAAATGTCCACCTTTTTACCGGCGACCCAGGCTAGCCAGATATGGCAAAATCCGGGCGAAAAAAAAGCCCCCTTGCGGGGGCGAGGTTCAGCCGTGGATGAATTTCTTGAGAATCGCCGCCGGATCGACCGCCGACTTTTTCGCCTCCGTCGCCGCATTCCTGTCGATGATCTTCTTGATCGGCGGATGCACCCGGAGGACCGATTTTTCCGCCGTTGACATTTTCTTGAGATCGGCGGCAACTTTCGCGCGGTCCAGTTTGGGATCATTCTCGCAGATCGCTTCGATCAGGTCCGCATCGGAAGGTTCCCGTTCGCCGCGCCATGTACCCGCGTACAATGCGTCGATCACTTTCTGCATCGAATCGAGCTTTTCCGCCGTCGTGGCATTTTGCAATGCGCCCGCGTCACCAACTTTTGCGTTCATACCGTGGACGAAGATTGCCATGCGAGTCGGTTCGGGAATCTTGGCCGCATCGCACGTTACCGCGCGCCCGCCGTCAATCGCCGTCCAGGTCATCGTCGTGGCAAAACCTTCGCCGCTCACCGACTTCGTGAAAATTGCATTTTTGCGTGCCATTTGAAGTCTCCGTCAAAATCGGCGATTCGGTCGCCGCACCGTTTGAACCTTTCATGCGTTATTCAATGAACCGATTATCGCATAGCTTTTTTCGCGTGTATATACCGTCCGTCGGCTCATTCCAGGTTGCGTAGATGCGAATGGTAATACGACTGAGAATGATTCGCATTCCGCTGCAGTGGTCCAACCACTGGGCCACCCGGCCTCTCCCGCTGGGGGTACCCTGCCTGAGCGCGACCTTTAGGCGCGGGCTCGCAGGTGGAATGCACAGAAACAGAGTAACAGGATCCAGATTGCATTGCATATCACGACCCCCCTATCGGGGAACTTACCGGCGACCCCGCGGTCAGACATTGGGCTATAAGAACCCCCGGCCCCGGCCAGAAAGTTAAACACTTGACAATTAGGAGGATCTGTGATATGGTAGCGAAAGACGGCGAAAAGGAACTCGCGATGAGCGCAGTGAGCACAGGTGCGGTGATCGAGAAACTGAGCTATTCGCACAAGGCGATGATTGACCTGCTGGTTGCGAATCCGATGATTAGCCAGGGGGAACTGGCGAAGGCGTTCGGATACACGCAGGCGTGGATTAGCCGCATTCTCCGATCGGATAGCTTCCGGGAAATGCTCGCGTCGAGGACCGCCGAGATGGTGGACCCCTTGGTGCTCCAGTCAATAGAGCTAAGATTCGAGGCGCTGGTGACACAGAGCCTGGATATACTGCAGGAGAAACTGGAGCGATCAGCAATGCCCACGGCCGACCTGGCGCTCAAGGCCGCGGAACTCGGCTCCCGTGCCCTGGGGTATGGTGCCAAAGTCGGGAATGTACATATGCAAGGCAACTTCGTCGTGGCTATGCCAGAGAAGGCGGCAAATTCCGAGGAGTGGCTGAGCAGATTAGCAGGCACGAGCAAATACTCCGGCGGTTCACAGCGTTCGCGGGTGATTGACGTCCCGGCCGCTTCAGCGGAATGTCGTGGCAGTGATGCTGGAGAGTAATCCCAGTGGGCAGCAGATCATCTGGGAGCCACAGCCAGGACCGCAAACGGCGCTTATTGAGTGTCCGACGTTTGAGGTACTATACGGAGGAGCTAGAGGTGGAGGGAAAACGGAAGGGTCGATTGGGGACTGGCTCGAGCACTCCGGGAGGTACGGGCAAAGCGCTGTTGGAGTCTTCTTCCGGCGGAAATTTAAGCAGCTGGAAGAGGTGGTGGCGCGGACTAAGGAGCTATTTCCGAGGCTGGGGGCGAAGTACAACGAGCAAAAAGCGGAATGGGTGATGCCCGGCGGTGGGCGGCTGAAGTTTAGATACCTGGAAAAGGATAAAGATGCAGAAGAATACCAAGGACACAGTTATACCCGGGTATACGTTGAAGAAGTCACGAACTTTCCTACTCCCGCGCCGATCAATCTACTGCGCGCAACGCTGCGATCGTCCGCAGGAGTGCAGGTGGGGATGCGTCTTACTGGGAATCCCGGCGGCCCCGGGCACCACTGGGTTAAAGCGAGGTTCATAACTCCAGACCCGAGAGGGTGGAGGATACTGAAGGAGGATTATGAGGGACTGAACGGGGAGAAACTGACGCTTGAGAGAGTGTTCATTCCAAGCAAGATCGCGGATAATGTGCTGCTGCTTAGGAATGATCCATTCTACATAGCGCGGCTGAGGCAAAGTGGGAGTGAAGCGCTGGTTCGTGCGTGGTTGGAAGGCAATTGGGACCTGGTGGACGGAGCGTTTTTTGATTGTTGGGATGAAACCAAGCACGTTCTGGATACTGGCGACTGGCTTTCTCGTATTCCTTATTATTCTCTTCGTTTTCGTAGTTTTGACCATGGTTATGCAAAGCCGTTCTCCGTCGGCTGGTACGCAGTCAGCGATGGGACTTGGGGACTGCCTGAAGGGGCGTTGCTCAAGTATAGGGAATGGTACGGGACAAATGGAAAGCCGAATGAAGGACTGAGAATGACGGTGGACCTGGTCGCGAAGGGGGTACTGCAGAGGGAAGTGACGCTGGATAGCAAGACCGGGAACTATAAAGAGGAGAATGTACTGTACGGGGTCGCGGACCCGAGTATCTTTATCAGGGATGGCGGGCCGAGCATTGCAGAGACGATGGGGGCAGCGAGATGCCAATGGAGGCGGGGAGACAACAAGCGCGTGCCTGGCTGGGCAGAGATGAGACGGAGGCTGAACGGGGAGGGGGGAAGACCACTTCTGTATTTCTTGAGCTGCTGCGACGACTCGATACGAACGATACCTACACTGCAAGTGGACCAAACGGACCCGGAGGACTTGGATACAGAGGGCGAGGATCATGCAGCGGATGAGACGAGGTATGCTTGCATGGCCCGGCCTTGGGTGAAGGGGCAACCGGAAGAGAGCAGGATTGTGTATCCGAAGACGCCGGATCAAATGACGCTGAATGAGATTCTGGAGCAGCACTTTCGGCATAGAAGGCAGGAGAGGGAAGAAGGAGCGTATTCGAATGACTAAAACCTCTAGCGGAGCGAGCCAGGCAGCGTGCATTGAGGTGCTGAATGAGTGATCCGCTGCGCGAACTGCAAATGGCTGACCGGGCGGAGCACCCGCGGGTTAAATTCTGGAGGCAAGAGCTCGAGAACGCGCAGAAAAGGGAGAAAAAGTTCCGGCGAGAAGCACTGCGGGTAGTGGAGATTTACGAAGGGGAAAAAAGGCAAGAAAATAGCTTTAATGTCCTGTTCTCTAATACAGAGACGCTTCTTCCAGCGTGTTATAATCAACTTCCCCGGCCGTACGTCGATCGACGATTTAAGGATGAGGATCCTCTAGGAAAAGCCGCTGCTCAGTGTCTTGAGCGCACGCTCAGCTCGCTAGAAGATAGCGGGAGCGCGGAGTATCAACCATTTGGGACCTTGATGGAGCAGGCGGTGCTCGGCGCGCTGGTTCCCGGGCGGGGACTGACGTGGTTCAAGTACGATGCTGAGTTTGAATCCAGCGAGCAAGGCGAGAAAAGCGCTGATACGGAGAAAAGCGCGGAACAGAAAAACGCTGATTTACCGGAGGATGCCGATGAGACCGCCAAGCAAGCGCAACGGGATACAGAAGGGGAAGAGATACTTGAGACTCCCCAAGAGAAGGTTAAGTACGAGACGATCTGCGGGGAAGATGTTGACTATGATTCGTTCTGCTTCGGGCCCGGAAGGCAATGGGTAAATGTGCCCTGGGTGGCGAGATACCACCTGATGACGGAGGCGGACGCGGTTGCGAGCTTTGGGAAGAAGATTGCCAGCAAGCTGAAGTATCAGACGGCGACCAAGATCAATGTTGATGGCTGGAAAAAGGAGAATAGCGAGGAGCAGGACCCGCAGGGCACACAGCATGTGAGTCCGGTGTGGGAGATCTGGAATAAGGAGAAAAAGGAGGTACACTTTTACTCCCCGAGTTACCCCGACGACCTGCTGAAGACAGTGGAGGATCCGTATGGGCTGAGTGGGTTCTTTCCTTGCCCGGAGCCACTGCATTTTCTACTAAAGCGGAGCACGTTGGTGCCGACGCCGCTTTATATCCTGTACGAGGAGCAGGCGAAGGAGCTGAACCGCATCACGACGAGGATTAATAAGATACTGGGCGCCCTCAAAGTGCGGGGCTTCTACGACGGCACGATGCAGGGGCTGAAAAACCTGCTCGAAGCGGACGATAACACGCTCCTACCGGCGGAGAACGTCGCGGCGCTGCAGCAGGGGCAGAATCTGCAGAATAGCGTGTGGTTCATGCCCTTTGAGGTGCTTGTGAGCGCGTTGCAAGCACTGTGGCAAGGCCGGGAGGAGATAAAGGACACGATTTATGAAATTACTGGCATGGCGGACATTATGCGCGGGGAAGGCGCCGCCAGTGCTCCCGCCACGCTGCAGCAAATTAAGAATCAGTGGGGTACACTGAGACTGAAGAGGTGGCAGCGCTATGTTCAAGAGTATGTACGCTCGTGCCTGCGCATTATGGGAGAGCTTGCGGGCAAGCATTTCTCGATTAATACCCTTGCGACGATTACCAACCTCGACTTCGCTAAGCCGGAGGACATTAAGAGAGCGCAACAAACGCTGAGAGCGATAAATCAGCAGATGATGCAGATGCAGCAGCAGGCACAACAACAAGCGGCGATGCAGCCTCAACAAGGTCCCCCCGGTCCACCCGGCGGCTCTCCCCAGCCTCCAGGCGCTGCTCCTGTCGCGCCTCCGGGTGCTCCCGCGGGTCCCGCTGCACCGCCGCCCCCTCTACAGCCTACTCCGGAGATGCAGCAGGGGATGGAGCAGGCGCAGGCAGTACTGCAGAAACCGGCGTGGGATGACGTGGTGAAACTCCTGCGGAATGACATGCTGCGGAGTTACCGGATCGACATTGAGACTAACTCCACGATCGCATCAGATACGCAGGAAGACAAGGACAATGTTAGCGATGCGCTGACGGGGATTAGTCAGATGCTGCAGAGCTTTGCCCCGATGGTACAGCAAGGCGTGCTGACCATGCCGGTGATGAAGACGATTCTGCTGACGACTGTGAGGAAGTTCGCATTTGGCAGGGAGTGCGAGGATGCGATTAAGCAGATGCCGGATCAAGCTCCGTCGCCTCCACCGGACCCAAGCGCTCCGTCGCCTGAGGAACTGGATGCGAAGAAACAGGAAGCAAACGTCAAGATTCAAGTAGCGCAGAGCAAGCTGCAACTCGCCGGGATGGAGGGGCAGCAGGCACAACAGGACCTGCAAGTGAAGGCGCAGGAGAGCCAAATGAAGATGGCACAGGCGCAGCGGGATGAGCAGCTAGCGCAGCAACAGCATCAAGTGAAGCTGGCGCAGATGGACCTGCAGATGCAAGAGATCGCGATGAAGAAGCAAGTAGCACAGATGACCCTGCAGCAGAAGCAACAGGAACTGGCACTGAAAGGCCAGGGGATGATGATGGATGCACAAGCGGATAGGATGCAGCAGGGACTGCAGATGGAGACTGCGCAGATGGGAGCCCGGACGGCAGAGACGCTGGCGAGGACGCAGGTGCAAACCGCGCAAACGAAGGCGAAGGCAGCGAAACAGGCTGCAGCAGCAAGACCGAAGGGAAATGGGAGTTAACTGGCGAGCGAACGCGAGAAAAGCGCTATACTACGCTATACTACGCTATACTAACATGCCTGTTTATGAATACCAGTGCCCGGAAGGGCATGTGACAAATGAGCTGAGGACGGTAGCGGACCGCGAGCGGGCGCCGGAATGTTACTGTGGGCATATGACCCAGAAGGTGATACTGCACGCACCGCGGGTCTTCGGGGATTATGAAGGATATGAGTCACCGACGAGCGGGAAATGGATCGAAGGCAGGCGGGCCCGGCTCGAGGACCTTAAACGGACCAACTGCCGCCCATACGAGGACGGTGAACGGGCTGAGTTTGAGCGCAGAAGAGCGACTGCTGATCGGGAACTGGACAAGACCGTCGACGAAGTTGTGGATCGTTCGATGGAAGTGCTGACACAACACGACGAGGGCAGCGACGCCCGCCAACAACTGATGAGAGGCTGAGATGGCTGGAGAGACCGAGGGTACGGGCACGGAAGGCATGACCGGGGCAGATGACGGGCTGAGTGTCGAGGAAACGGTCAATGACCTGGCGGAGAGCCTGCATCTGGTAGAGGAGCAGGCGGAGGGAAAGGGAAATGAGCAAGGTGAAGCATCGACTCAAGATGGTGCGGCTCCCCCGGCAGGCACCGAGCAGGAATCGACAGAGGGTGCTGCCCCGGCGGCGGCAGAGCAAGGCGCGGCTCCGGTTGCTCCTCCCACGGCGGACGAGCGAGTACCGGATACTTGGAGGCCAGAGGCTCAAGCGAAGTGGGCCACTGTCGACCCGGTGGTGCGAGCGGAGATTGCGAAGCGTGAGCAGGATGTAGCCCGCTTCGTAGGGGAAGCAACTCCCGCGATCAACATTGCCAAGGCGGTGACGAAGACCTTTGAGCCATACCTGCCAATGCTGCAGCGCTATGGCATCGACCCAATAGTACACATTTCAAGGTTACTGGAGGGGCATACGCTACTGCTCTTCGGGGACCCACAGACTAAAGCTCAAATGGCTCGGAATCTGATCCAAAGTGCCGGGATTGACATCCAAGCGCTTGCATCAGACCCCAACTCCACAGCGCAAGCGAATAACCAACAGCTTGGTTATATCCGCGCGCTGGAGGAGCGTTTGGCCCGCATGGAGACTGGGGTGACTGGCGTTACCTCTACGATCCAGGAAGCGAGAGAAGCCGAACTCTCGCAAGGGATAACGGCCTTTGCAAGTGATACCGAGAACCACCCGTTCTTCTGGGAAGTCGCCAATACTGGTGAGATAAAGGCTCTCATTGATAGTGGCGCAGCTCGGACACTGAGTGACGCATATGAGCTTGCAGTGCTGAAGAATCCAGTCACGCGGGCCAAGCAGCTCGCACTGGATTCCAAGAGGCAGGCCGAGGCGGCAGCAACGGCGAACGCAGCGAAGTCTGCTGCGGCGCGGAAGGCTACGAGCGCGAACGTCAAGTCAAGAGGAAGCGGGCGCCTAGCGCCGGCGGAAGAAACCATCGACGAGACGCTTCGCACTACCTTGAGCGACATTCACGCAAGAGCACCCCACTGAGGACCAAATGGCAAGCCCAAACGCAACCTTCACGGAACTGGTCAGCACGACCTTCCGGCGGCACGGAAAGAAGTTCATCGACAATGTGTCGAAGAACAACGCTTTCCTGGCCTGGATTACTCGGAACAACGAGATCACGACTGTGGCTGGGGGGCTTACGATCGTCAAGCCCCTCGACTACAACAGCAACAGTACCTATCAACGGTACAGCGGGTATGATGTGCTGAACGTGGCGCAGAGCGACGTGCTGACAAGCGCGGAGTACCCGTGGCGCCAGATCGCGATCAACGTCGTCGCCAGCGGCCTGGAAATGCGCATCAACAAGGGCGACACGCAGATCATCGCGCTGGTGAAGTCCCGGATCAAGAACGCGATTCGGACGTTCAAGAACAACTTCAGCGTCGACCTCTACTCCGACGGCACGCTGCCGAATCAGATCACCGGGCTGCAGGCGCTGGTGGCGGACGCCGGGACTGGAACGGTGGGCGGGATCGATAGCGGCACGTGGCCATTCTGGGCGAACACGGTGCAGAGCGCTGCGGCGCCGTTGCAGGGTGGTGGCGCGATCGTGCCAAGTGGGACAACGATGGAGTCGTTAATGCTGCCCCTGTGGCTGCAACAAGTCCGGGGGGACGACAAGCCCAACTTGATCGTCGCGTCGAACGACTACTACACGTTCTACGAGCAGTCGCAGACGAGCATCAAGCGCTATACCGGCGACAACCCACATAACCAGGCGACTGGGGGATTCCTCTCCCTGAAATACAAGTCCGCCGATGTTGTGTTCGACGGCGGGAGTGGGATCCCAGCAGCGCACATGTACTTCCTCAACACGGACTACTTCGATCTGACCGTGCATGAGGATGCGAACATGACGGTGCTGGATCAGGTCCATCCGTTCAACCAAGATGCAGCGGTCATCCCGGTGCTCTGGATGGGCAATACCACGCTGTCCAATCGGCGCCTGCAAGGAGTGCTCAAGGCGTAACATAACGGGGGCCGGATACAGAGCGATATCGTGATCCACAATCCCCGGCCGCTTTAGCGGAACGTATTTCTTAAGGAGCTTGAAATGCCTGGATACGCACCAGTTCATCCCCTTGCAGGAATGGGGCCGGTCACAGATATCATGGTGCCCGACACCACGCAGAAGTTTCAGGCGGGGACGGTGATCGACGCAGTAGATCCGTACTTTGGGTTCGGGCGGTTCGTGTACCTGCAGGCTGGGGCAGCATACGACCCCGGCGTGCTGGTCACAGTTGTGGACCAAACGTTTCTGACGGCAGTGCTCGCGACGACGGCGAACCTGGGGACGAGCTTCTATGTCGTCCGCCAAGTTATGTCGGCGGTCAACGTGTGGGGCTGGTTCCAGTTCGAGGGGATCTGCCCAGTGCGCGTGGACACCGGCGTGGCCGCGGGCGCTGCAATCGGGATCGGCACGACGGCAGGCCGGGCGACCACGAACGCAGCGGGCAAGCAACTGCTCGGCGTGCGCGTGCTGCAGCCGGCGACGTTCACGCTCACGAAGACGGGTACGACTTACAACGGGACCAAGTTCATCGACGTGAGTAACGTGGATGGGCTGTTCAAGGGCCTGGCGGTGAGCGGCACGGGGGTGGCAGCGGGAACGGTTGTTACGCTGGATCCTGGCGGGACGCGCATCGCAGTGAGCGCGAACTCAACAGCCAGTGGCACGGTCACGGTGACGTTTACCTGGACTGGGTACAACATGCTGATGATTCAGAATCCGCTCACGCAAGGGGCTATTACCTAGCCTTCGACGCAGGCGGTAAGTTTCGGGCTGTGAGGGCCAAGGGGCGGCGCCCGAAAGACCGTCCCATAACGAAGGAGTAGATGAGATGAATGATAGAGAGCTGGACAAAGCGATTGCCGAGAGGTCTTATCCGAAGGTGACTAAGGAGGGAATCGAGGCGAAGGTGGAGAGAGTAAGTTACATGGTGCTGCCGGATAGCACTGTGACGATTTGTAACTTGCTGCTGAAGAACGGGTTTAGCGTCAGGGGTGAGTCAGCCTGCGTCGATCCACGGAACTTTAACATGGAGATCGGGCAGCAGCTGGCGTATCGAGACGCCTTCTCGAAGATGTGGCAGCTGGAGGGGTATTTGCTGGCTGAGAAGCGTAACTCTCCGACGTAGGCGGTAAGTCTCTGGCTGCGGAGCGGCGCCATTAAGTCCGCTCCGATTGACTGGGGAATAGAATGAAGCTTAGACGAAACCTGGTGGCTTTGGCGATGGCAGCGCTCGCGGGCAGTGCGCAAGCGAGTTTGTGTGTGCTCGGGACGGTGGATTCGACCTGCACGTTCAGCACGGATACGAGCGGGGGCACGACGCTTTACACGAACCCGAGCAACCTGAGTAACATCGGGTCCGGGGAGATCAATCCGTTCCTGGGCACGCAGGTTGGCGGGAACGGGGGCACGGAGTTTGGGGTCAATACAGACCAGGCGAGTGTGAACCTGCTGCCGCTGGATGACAAGCGGGACAATGCAAATACCTTCACCGAGACGATGAGTCTGGATCAACTCGGCTTCGTGACGATCGGGGGAGTGGATTACTTCGATTTCTTCCTCGATATTAACGAGCCGAACAACGATCCGGCGAGGTTCCTGTCAATTGACAGGCTGGCGATCTTCGGTCAGACCGGTGCAACGCCGGGAGCGGCAGTGGATCTGAACAGCACCAACATCACGTCGCTGGCGGACGTCGATGTGTTTCCGAATCTGGACATCGTCTACAGGTTGGGGATCACCAACAGCTTGATCCTGGACTACAGCCTGTTCGCGGGCAGTGGCCTCGGCTACGACCTCTCGTTATTGATTCCGACTAGCCTGTTCAGCAGTCTCGACCCGAACAGCCGCATCGTGTTCGCCGTGCAGTATGGCGGTGCGGACTTCGCCGGGGCACTGGCGCAGGATGGGTTCGAGGAGTGGGCATTTCTGCCCGGTGCAGGCCCGCGAGCCGTTCCCGAGCCAGGTTCGCTAGCACTGCTTGGTTCTGGCCTGATTGGCTTTGGCTTGATTCGGCGCAAGCGTAGTTGATATTCTCCCCGAGGGGCTCTTACCCTCCCCCTCGGGGACCTTTTTAGGAGCAGGGCATGGAACAAGTGCAACCGTTTATCGGAATTCAGGCTCCACGGATTCCGTTTATTCGCTTTGAGCAGCGGCCGGTGGAAAAGAGGACGGAAACCGGGGAACTGCGGTACGAGGACACGGACTTTGCGCTCATAACGGCGCAAGGAAGCAAGGACACGACGGAGAAGATCTGGAAGGAATGGATTCCCCAGATCAAGCGGGCAGCCGCGGACGGAATGTACCCGCCAGGCTGGATTCCCCGCTTCGAGGAGATGTACAAGATCTGGAAAGAGACGAACGCGGATCCTGTGATGGGGACGCCGGTGAAGAACTGGCCGGCGATCAGTCCCGCGGAGTGCAAGATCCTGCTGTTTGCGGGGGTACGGAGCATCGAAGATCTGGCGGAGGCGAACGAGGAGTGGATGGGCAAGATTGGGATGGGGGCCAGGCGGTTGAAGCAGCTCGCAATTGACTGGATTTCGGCGAACCAGGCCCAGGGACCCCTCGTGGCGCAGTTGGACACCCTGCGGCAGACAGTTGAGGCGCAGGGACAGCAAATTAAGGCCCTGATGGAAGCGAACGCGAGCCTGGCGCGAGAGGCAACGGAGGCCAAGCAAGCGAGCGTGGGCTCGAGGTTTCCAGTCGGCATGCCCTCCCCCGAGGATCGGCTGGCGGACGTTCGGGACAGCAGCAACGCGGATGAGGCTGAAGCCCTCGACGACATACTGAAGAGCTGACATGGCCGAGAAAAACCTTCTCCAGATCGTGCAGGACTTTTGCAAGCGGGTGGGGTTGCCTGTTCCCCCGGTTGCCGCGGGCTCTGGAGACGACACTACGGTGCAGGTTGTAGCCCTCCTGAATGAGGGTATCCAGGAGATCTGTGATAGGTACGCGCTGCAGCAGTTAATGACCCGCTGGAACTTCACCCATGCAAATGGCACAGATTTCCTGGCGCTGGATCTAAAGGCTGGGGCCTCAGACTGGAAGTACAACGCTCCGCTCACGATCTGGAATACGGCGACCCGGCTGCCTCTGCGAGGACCGGCGACTATTCAAGAGTGGCAGCAGATCATCGTGATGACGGTGGCTCCAGCCGTCTACACCTACACCCTATACGGGGATGCGATAAGGATTTATCCGGTTCCGGGAGATATTCCTGGAACTGTCTTCTCCTTTTTCTACCAGTCCAAGTGCGGAGTCACCGACGGATCTGCCCTGTTCGAGACCTATGAAGAGGACAGTTACACCCCCCGGCTCCCTACTTACCTGATTGAGGCGGACCTCAAGTGGCGGTGGAAAAAGGAAAAGGGACTGCCTTATGCTGAGGACTTTCGCACCTGTGAATCCATGCTGGTGGACGCAGTAGGACGGACGCCGAATCCAGTACTGAATCTTGATTCCGGGGATAAACAGTACCTGCCGGGGATCTTCGTGTCGCCAGGTAGCTGGAATCTCTAATGCGGCAGCCTACACAGGACTCCATCCCCCGCGACCGCGGAGGGACTAGCCATGCCACGCATGCCGGCGCTCCCGTTGGAGGACTGAATACCCGCGACTCAGTCGTCCATATGGACGCCCGCGATGCACTGGTGCTGGATAACTGGTTCCCGCAGGCCAGTGAGGTGTGGCAGCGAGGTGGATATACTTCCTTTGCTACGGGCATGACCGGGATTATTAAGGCGCTGGCTAGCTACAACGTACCTAGCGGAGCGGATCAGTTTCTCGCGTTCACCGACGCGGGAGCTTATGATATTACCGCCGGTGGTGCTATCGGCGGGATTATGACGGGAAGTGCCCTCACTAATGGTTATGTTCAGACACTGAACTTCACCAACAGCGCCGGGGATTCATTTCTATGGATCTGTAATGGGGTTGACACGCCCAAGTACTATGATGGAGCAGCATGGACACCTGCGGCAATAACTGGCCTTATTGCTGCTGATATAGTCCAGTCCTGGATATTCAAGCATCGAATCTGGTTCATCGAACAGAATACGATGAACGCCTGGTACCTGCCGATTGACTCAATTCAGGGCGAAGCGACGCAGTACCCGATGGGGAACTTGTTCCGTCGGGGTGGATATCTGGTAGCGGGAACGAACTGGACCCTCGATGGAGGCGATGGACCGGATGATGCGCTGGTGCTGATTACCAGCGAGGGGGAATTAGCCGTGTTTCAAGGCACGGACCCCAATAGCGCATCAGCATGGGCCCTATCTGGAATCTTCTATGTTGGGAAACCCGCCGGTAGGAAGTGCTTCTTCAAGCTCGGGGGAGACGTCGGGCTGATCACGGAAAGTGGTATTTATCCGCTGTCGCGGGCCTTGCAGCTCGGGTCGATGAACTTCGCTGCAGCACTGAGTAACAAGATTCAGCCCAGTGTGTCGGCGGCGGTGGCTATCAGTGGACCATATGCGAAGGGATATGAAGGCTGCGTGTATCCCAAGACAAATGCGCTGATCGTGAACATGCCAAACGTAGCGACTGGTAAGGCTACCCAGTTCGTTATGAACACGATTACCGGCCAGTGGTGTACGTTCTCCGGGTGGAGTGCTACCTGCTTCGAAGTCTTTCAGGGACAGCTATACTTCGGTGATGCCACTGGGGCAGTACAAAAGGCTTGGACAGGGGTAAGCGACGCTGGCGCGGCAATTACTGCTACCGTATATCAAGCCTACCAGTACTTTGGCTCCTCAGCGCGGATGAAGAAGGTAAGGTTACTGCGATTCCTGATGGAATACGATGGTTCGCTGGACATAAAGTGGGCTATCTCCGCGGATTACAGTAACGTAAACATAAACTCCTTTTCCCCAGGTGGGGGAAGCCCCTCCTGTGCGGTTTGGGACGTGTCGGACTGGGATACCAGCTGGTGGTGCCTGGATGTGAACAGGAAAAAGCAGTGGCGAGCAGCCTTTCATACCCCGGGCTACGCATTGAGCCTGCGTATGATTACCTCTGGCCTTACCAGTGATCCAGTAAAGTGGGCAGGAACGGACTTTATCGTTGATCCGGCGGGGATGATGTGATAGCACCACTGCTTCCCCTCGAAGTGACCCTGGCTGAACCAGGTCTTCCCCCGGGGCGAGCTGCTATCCTGCGACTTGAGAATGAGATCACGAAGTTACCTCAAGCAGAGTGCCCCATTAGGCATTTCTTCGCCAAAGGAGTGTTTGTCCGCGAGATTACTATTCCCAAGGGAGTAGTTCTAACCGGCTGCATCCATATGTTCGAGTGTGTTAGTACCTTGGCAAAGGGCAGCATTGTAGTAACGCAGGGAACAGAGGTAGTGCAGCTAACTGCTCCCTTCACAGGTTTCTACGATGCTGGAACAAAGAAGGCAATTTATGCGGTGGAAGAATCAGTGTGGATGGATGCCTACGCTAATCCTGATGATGAACGGGATATAGAGGTGCTGGAGGCTCGTTACACGGCGAGTTCCCACCAAGAATTCCTTCATAGAGTACAACCATTACTGGAAAAATCATGGTCTGGGC